CGCGATACAATCATTGCGGACTGCTCTGCTGCCGCAAGACTAATTATGGACTACGGCACCCTGCGAGAAAAGATACGCGCGGCTAAAGATAATTAGAGACCGTGCCGCCTCCAATTCCACGAGCAGTAAACGCGGCCTATCCAAATGATTACATCGCCGTAGCAATCGCAGTCACGGGCTATTTGGAAGCGCCAAGGTCCCGGCATAATTGACAAGTTGAAGCAGTTAATCATTTTGCACACAATTGTTCGAGCCATTCTATTTGTTGGCGAGTTTCGTTGTTTTCTTCGACCTCACTAAGCGCCGCGTCAATTCTGGTTATCGATCGTATCGTGGGACTGCTGAAACCAGTGCGCCATCTCGTCACCGTCGAGTATGCAACACCCGCTTCCTCACAGGCTTGTTGCAACGACATTCCGAGACGTTTTGCGCGTATCTCTAAAACGACTAATACATCGTGCGTTTCTCGTTGTTCGTATTCAGTTCTCTTTTCATACTGTCGTAATAACTTAGCTTGTCGCTTTAATTGTGCCGCATCTTCCGCTTCTTCTGCGCCCGCGATGCTGGTCGCTGTCAGATCATAGCCAAGCGTGTTGATTAATTTTTCCATCGTCGCATAACGCGGAGAGTTAACTTGCCATTCGATCAGACGAATGTTCCCTACGCGTATTCCGCTTCTACGCGACAGCTCCTCTTGCGTAATATTTTGCCGCAATCGTTCTTTGCGAATGAACTTGGCTGCCCAACTCGGGTGTGCGTTGCGGATATGTTTGTTAGCCATAGTTAATCTCCTTTAAAATTGCACATCCATCATTCAGCCCCCTTAACGGACAATGCCGTAGCGATGCTCACTAAACGCCGGTGTGCAGCAGATCGTCGCGGTACTGAATGACCAAACCCTCCAGCATTTCGATGCGGGAAAAGATACGAGCGGCTAAAAACGACTAAATATAAGTTTTTCGGATTTTGTATCCGCTGCTAAAAACTCCGTCAGGCCGCTTAAAATATTCAAGGTCGGCTCTGCGTTTTTTATCGTGCAGGCTAGATACGCGATAGCAAATATCGTGATGCTTTTTACAATATGGACTATTTGAAGAAAATACCGGCGCTTCGCAGAAATGAAAGTCGGGCTTGTCCGGATCCCCGTGCGGATACTGGCAAACAGAATCTTTTACTATCGGCGCTTTCGGTAGAATTTTTCTAGGTCTGGACGGGGTCGCATTTGGGTGAACCAAGTGCAGTCTCCCCCCTTTCCCCAGCACTGCGTTTCGCGTTGTTCCCAGTTGCTCAGCAATCTGCCTCGACGGCAGTCCCAGTTTATATCCGGCCCGCAGTATTTTTATCGCTTCGTCAGTCCAGTCCATTTTCAAATCCTTTAAAGTGAGAGAGAGGGGACGATCAGGGGGGCGGCCCCCCTCTCTCCTGCTGACGATGGAGAGGCTCCCGGAACCGGACCATCCAGTTTACGGAAAACTCGCCAGCAGTTGTTCATTTTGTTTTTAACCCAGCCTTGGGCCAAATGACGTAATTCTCACGCCAGTCAAAAATTATAGCTTCTGCCGTAAGCACGCGTGAGCGCAGCGCATTTATTTCTTGAACGCCTAACACAATAATTGCCGTGGCCGCCACAAGACAAGATAGCCATAGGATGCGCTCAAACATCACGCGCCCATCGCCGTCATAATCATAAAAACAAATCCAATTGCAGCGGCGGCAATTAGGCAGAGCGCAATTACGTCGCACAAATAACGCATTTACATTCCCAACGCTACGGCGGCGAAAAGCAAAACACCTAGCGCGGCGGCATACAAAAAAGCCTCTACGATTGTGGTAATCATCCCGCTACCAAATTGTAATAGCTGCCGGACGCGAGGTTTACGTGTTGCCAGTAGCTGCGCGGGTTAACAATTTCCCAGCAAAAACGAAAAGCGTTAACCGCCGCCTCGCTTTTCTCGTGAGCTTCGTTGATGTCGTAATTGAATTTGTTCAATAACGCCTCTGCCTTCTCCGGCGTTACGTTATCAAGCCATGCTATTTGTGTTGCGTTCATCGTCTTCTTCCTCTTTTTTTGTTGCGCGGTCGGCCAGTCCGGTTGCGCTCCCCTATTTTATACCTTAGTTTAACACCGAATAAAAGCGTTATCTTGCGTATAATCGAATTTTATTTTTTGCGTCCTCACAGCCGTTTGCCACGATAACCGTGTTGCCGATACTCTTTAAATATTTAATCCAGTTTTTTTGCTGCGAAGATAATTTGCCACCCTTCTCGCGTTTCATTTCGATCCAGCAACACCAAGCGGGAATATACAAATCAGGCACTCCGGCGCTGACGCCTTCAGCTTTAAGTTTTGCTCCGGCTGTGCGGCTTCTTTGACCGCCGTTTGGAATGGCAAATATTCTTTTTTCCGGAAAAGTCTGACGCATCCACATGACAAATTCGCGCTGTTCTTCGTGTTCGGTTTTCATCCCCACCTCCGGTTTGTTACGCGATAAAATTTGCCATCCTTCCGAAATTTTATAACACCCGGAGGATTGCATTCGTTCATTTCTTTTGCGGCGCTGGTTAGATCGACGTGGTGCATGTCAGCATGAGACCCGCACTGGCTTGATATTTCAGCAAAAAGACTCCGCGCCTTTTGTCCAGCATATCCTTCGTGCAGCACTGTCAAATATTCTTTAACAGGTCTGTCTGATAATTCTCCGTAATATGTAACCACCAACATTTCTTTGCCGCTGTTATAACTAACGTGCCTATTCCACCTCCATTCTGACACCTTCATTTCGTTAGTATCTAAACCCATAATATCAAGATTATGCAAAACGGGTTTGGGTTTTGGAGGCGGTGGAAATTCATATCCGCAATCGGGACAATTTTTTGCCGACAAGTGAACGATAGAATCACATTCCGGGCAAATTTTAACCGGAGCCTCTCCCTCTCCTGATTTTCGCCCCGGATCAATGTTTGTAATGGGGCCATGCGCTTCAACTACACCAGCAAAATCAAGAACTCGACAATGGTCGGTGTGACTTTTAGGGCGCATTCCACGGCCCGCCATTTGAACATACAGGCTTGCGCTTGCGGTTGGCCTTAACATAGCAATCATATCAATATCGGGGTGGTCAAATCCGGTAGTCAAAACATTTGCATTCGTTAATCCTCTAATGCGCCCCGCTTTAAAATCAGCAATTATTTCTGCTCGCTCGGCTTTCGGCGTTTCGCCTGTAATCGTTGCCGCGCTAATTCCACGCTCGATTAATTCGTCACGAATATTATAGCTATGCTGCACTCCGACGCAAAAAATTAACCATGATTTGCGGTTTTGACCTTGAGCAATAATTTCATCCGCGACCGGCCCGTTGATTTCTTTACGGTCCACGGCAGCTTGCAATTCGCTTTCAATGTATTCGCCGCCACGCTTATGAACGCCATCTGCGGATATTTTTGCTCCTGTAATTTTAGACTGCAACGGTGCCAAATGTTTTTTGTAGATCAATTCCTCAACGCTGGTCGGAGAAATGATTTCTGAAAACAGCGCCGGTTCGTCAGTTATAAGGCCGTGACCCAATCGATACGGCGTTGCCGTTAATCCAATAACACGCAACGCCGGATTGATGTTGGTTAGAGCTTCGATTAAATTCCGATAACCGCCTTCCTGTTTGTGCGAAACAAGATGGCATTCATCAATCAACACCAAATCAAAATGGCCTATCTTGTTTGGGTCTACGCGTCGAATGGATTGAATGCTGGCAAACGTAATGTCATCAAATCGTTTTGACCCAAGGCCAGCCGAGTAAATGCCAAGCGGTGCTTCCGGCCAATGCTGGCGCAATTTTTCCGCATTCTGTTCAATCAATTCTTTAACGTGCGTTAGCATTAAAATGCGAGTTTCCGGCCATTGAGTTTTTGCGTCTTGGCATATGGCCGCAATGATATGGCTCTTGCCTGATCCGGTTGGAAGCTCAATGCACGGATGCCCTTTTTTGCCGTTAGAGAACCATTTATATAATTCATCTATTGTTCGTTGTTGATAATCGCGAAGCATTTTAAAGCCCTGCCTTTTTTATCAAAATGGAAAAATTCATTGGTCCGTCTTTTTTCTGCGCCATTAAAAATTTACCGGATTCAACATGCTTGCGAACAATTTCGAGAGATATTTTGCTATTTTCTGTGGCTCGAAAAAAAGCCCCTACATCTTTCTCTAAATGCTTTGGAGGGCGTAAGTCATAAATTCCAAGCGGTTCATAGTCCCGTGTCACCATCCATTTGTGGCGGGTTGTAATATTTCGCTCTGCAATTTTAATCCATTCCATTTGTGTTCTCTCTAACTTCAACAATGTTTGCGCCGGAAAAGGTTTTTTTGACCTCTTCAACAAGTTCATCTCCACAAGCTTCGCCGCCTGCTATTATTTCTCTGCTGCTGTAAACGTAGGCGTCACCTTCGCCGTTGCGAATATCCTTGCCGTTAATCTCATAAACGGCCTCATGCGGATCGTTGCTGTCTTTAATAGGCCAAGGCACCATATCGGGGTGCAACACATGGCTATCGCATCCGGTAATTTGAAAATCGCCGGGAATTTTATTTCCTTCACCTCTAGCCCAACGGGCGCACGACCATGTGCCATCTTTCTCCGGTGTGCCGTGAGCGCAAGTCCGGCAATTTACGTGTTGCGTTAATTGCTTCGTGTGACAAAAACTATGCGCCGCGCAAAACTTGCACTGATACCAACTTGCATCTGTCGATAGCGGTGGCGGGATGCGTTCAGATGTTGCTATGCGTTTAGCGCGAGCCAGTGATTTTTCGGCGTGATCTTTGTCATATTTAATTCGCTCAATATACAAGCGGTCATCGTCTTTGCAGACCGCTACATACAAAGCTCGGTCAATTTTTGTGCCTAGCATATAGAGTTGCATTTGCGTGTAATGCAAAGGCTTTGAATCTTTCACGCCTTTTTTTGTTACATCGTCAAACGATTTGCGAGCGTGTGTTTTAAACTCTGCAATATGACGTGACTTTTTTGCGCCCGGAACACCGCGTTCAATAATGCCGTCAACTGATCCGCCAATGTGACCGCCAAAGTTAATAAATTTTTGACTGTCTCCGGTTTGGTGTATTTCAATTCCAATGGCGCGTAGATCGTCAACAATCCAGCTTTCCTCATTGTGGCCGCGTCTGAATAACCTGCGAATGCGACCGGGAAATGTTTCTCGCACTGCCCAGCGAAATGATAGCCATAGCCAACGCTCGCATGGGTGTCCTGCTATTGAGCCGCCTAAGTGCAAACGCGGTTCGTCTGGCTGGCTCGCGTGATGTTTGTCAATCAGATTGGCGATGGTGTGGTTTGATTCTGGAATTTTAACCATAAAAATATGGCCGGAGGTTTTTAGCCCCCGGCCACCCCTTGTTATTTAGCTGCCCAAGGTGGGGCCGCTGACGAATCCGCTGGCGTAGCCGCAACAGTTGCGACTTGTGCAACCGCTGCCGGAGGCGCAGAGCCTTCAATGGCTTTGTAGCCTTTGACCTCGTTGCCGGGTCCATATTTGGGATCATCTTTGACAGTCACTTTTAC